GCCCTAATTTATTTTTAGTTAATCAAATGATTACGCACCTGGAGAACCGAACATACCTCTAGGGTCAGACCAGCCGAAGCTGTATCTTTCTCTAGCTTTATATCTTACGTTTCCAGTATCGAAGTCACCTTCCATAGCTGTTTTGATTGGAGCTCTAACAAACATTTTCATACCATTAGGTACGTCAGTTTTGATAAAGAACGCATCAGAATCAGTTAAGAAATTATTAACCACATAACCTTGTGGAATCATTCCCATAGAAACGATTGCGTTGATATCATTGTCAGCTGTTCCAACTCTACCTTGAGTCTTCATCAGTCTCTCAGCAGTAAATTGTAACTCAGAAGGAATTATCATTTTAACAGCTCTTGCAGCAATTTTTAAACCTCTTTCATCAGTGAAAGCAGCGATATCAATAATCGACTGTTCTAATGAAGTTTCGTTTAAATCTGCAGGCGTTGATAATTCATTTCTGAATGTACCAGCAATAGTTGGATGTGCAGTAGATAATAATGCAACTCCGTCTCCACCATCAAAAGCATCGTCAAACGCATTATTTAATACGTTTGCAGCTTTTACTTGTTTGGTGTTTGCCATAGATCTTGCTAATGCTTTTGTATATCTAGAAGCTAATCTATCATACAAGTTATCTTCAATCGCTTCTTCAGTGATTGAAAATGCAAGAGCAATTGTCTCGTGCGTGTATCTGCTCGTGAAAGTTTCTTGAGCGTTGTCAAATGTTACAGCAGAACCTTCTGGTTTTGTCTGTGCATTTGCAAATCCAGATAACATTACTTCTTCTTCAAAAGCTCTGTCTGAATTTTCGCTGTCGAAAATTTGCGCGTGCTGATTTTCGTATCTTTTATATTCCAAGCCGAATAAAGCATTCAAACCTGGCTCTAGTTCTTTAACTAGTTGTGATCGTGATATTGCCATAGTCTATTCTCCTTATGCTAAGCCTGTACCACTTCTGTAGAAGTGATTGTTGATTCTTACGAGTATGTTCGCATTTGCACTTGATTTGTCAGAATTGTCTGGATCTTGCGAAATGTCGATCGCTTGAACAGCGAAAGTAGTCGCAACACCAGAAACGCTAACATCTAGTTGCACTTTTGATATACCCGTTTGTGTTACACCTGTTGTATTTGTAACAGAGTAATTTTTATATAGATCCGCTCTTGCAAACACAGCGTCTGCATCCATTAAAAATACTGCATCTGGGTCGTCAACAACAAAGGCAGTAATATCGCCTTGAGTTGGTGTTACGCCACCAGGGTAGTAATTTTTGTATGTAGGCTTCTGAGTCGTTGGATCGTTATAGAACACTCCGTTAAAAACACCCACAACAGCCGCACTATCATTTGCAGTTGCTCTTTCAATGTTACCAGTAGAAGTTGGGATAACCAAATCTCCTTGATAAATTGCAGTAGCATAACCAGCTTTAACAGTGTATCTGTTTTGAGCGCCAACTAATGGTGTACCGTCTAGTTTTCTGTATGGTCTTAGACCAAACTTTTCACTTACGTTTGCCATGTTATGTATGTCTCCTTTTTTAACATTTTTTTAACAGTTGTTATAAGACCCTGTAGCAATTGCAAAAAAATTATTTCTTGCGACTACCACCAAAGGTCACTCTGGATTGTCTATCAATATTGATAGGCATATCCGGGTGTTGTTCCTTCATGAGCTCTCTGTCAACGGCTTCAATCCTGTCTCTAGTAATTTTACTAAAGTAGGCGTGCCTTTGCTTCAATATCTCTTCCGGTATCCTTGCCAACACAAGGCCCCCAATCCCGATTAACCCCTGATATTTGCCTTCAGTGTGGTAAGGGTATTTGTTAGAACCGATTTCATTTTGAACCTGTTCCATTTTTACAAATTCCCAACCTTCTCTAAGTTTCTTCGATACATTCGATGTATCTTCAAAACCCTGAATGGTTACTCTTATCCAACGGTGGACGTAACCTTTCGGCGCAGGTGGCGCATCCAAACTGGATGGTGGAGTCCAAACTTTAGGAGCTTCTTGCTCTTTTCTAAGTTCTGTCTCGCGTGAAGTTCTTTTTATTGTATCCATATTATATATCCTCCTTCACGAATCTAGCGTATTCCTCTAGTGGCACCCCTAATCTTTTAGCGATAGCTACCTGTGACTTGGTGAGTCTCACAGTTCGGCGTCCTTGTTGTTTACGACCAGCAGAAGCAACAGTTTGGACGGGTTTCTTTTGCTCTTGTTTTGGCTCGTCGTTTTCAGATGCAAAATTAGCAGGAAAATATTTCCTTAATCTTGCATTGACTTCATTATAATACTCATCACTATCTAATTCAAGACCCTCTGCGGCCAAGTTGTTATGTATAGTAATTGCAGCATTAGTCATGACTTCATCTTCTCCAAACCACTTATTATCCTCGGC